CTATTTCGTAAGTATTTTTTAAAATGTTCATCATTATTTGTTTCCTTTGTTAAAATCACTTAATAAAACTCTTTTAAGTGAGTTATCCTTTTGTATTACTAATGCGTAAATATTTGTATCTACGTTATTTTTACTATTTTTTTGTTTTATTTTGTTTTTCTTTCTCATATACTATTAATATACCGCATTTTTACATAAAAATCAAGCAAAAAATGGAAAAAACGTCCGTTTTTTTTGTTGGTATATGCAGATTCTGGCATTAAAAGAACAAAAGTAGAACAAAAACCCTTATAAATAGTATAAAAAACACTAAAAAATGAGGAAAATATGGCAAAAATGCGTGAATTTTTATTTTGGAACGAATCAGGACAAGAAGAAAAGAGAGAATCAGTAAGTTTTAAGAAAGCTGTTAAGTCAGTTCAATCAAGTTTTAAGGATAACTTCATTGGATTTGAATATATTAACAAAAAAGGCAAAAAAATCGTAAGTTCTATAAAAATACCACTTGGTAGAAAGAAAAAACTAGGAAGATAACATTAAATGGCTGTTAGAGAGGGAGATTTTTTAACTACAGGTCACGGATGTGATGGAATTACTACTTTAGCAATATCTTTAGTAAGAACAGTTAAAGCAAACGGCATTTATGGTGCTGTAAGAGGCACTCCTACATCACCTCATACTATTTTAGTTCCTGGTGACCCACCAAAATGTGTAAATCACCCAGCAATTTTAAATCAAGGTTCACCAAATGTAAGAATAGGCAATATACCTTGGGGTAGACTAGGTGATAGTGCAGATGGTGGCGTAATGATTACAGGTTCTACAAACGTTTTAGTAAACGGTAGATAATTCGTATAAATATTGATATGGCCTACTCAAACTATGACGCAAGTACAACTAACAAAAGTAAAAGATCAAATCGAATTTATAGTGATTTGAATTTAAGTTTTACTAAAAATCCTGCTACAAAGGATGTTGCAAAATTATTTGATGTACAAGCAATTAAACGAAGTGTTAAAAATATAATTTTAACAAACAAATACGAAAGGCCTTTTAATCCAGACTTCGGATGTAATTTAAGAGGTTTCTTATTTGAAAATATAACTGAACCATTAATAGTTATTATTAAAGATAGAGTTTCTATGGCAATTGAAAGATATGAGCCTAGAGTTTCAGTTGAGGATGTTGTTGTTCAAAATGATGAAGAAAATAATGGAATCAATATTATGGTTTCATTTTTAATTAACGGTACAGAAGCGCCAGTTTCGGTGTCAACATTTTTACAGAGAGTAAGATAAAATGAGTTCACATAGATTAGACATATCAGAATTAGATTTTCAAAACATAAAAGGTTCACTTAAAAGATTTTTATCTAATCAAAACGAATTTAAAGATTATAATTTTGAAGGAAGTTCTTTAGCAATTTTATTAGACTTACTTGCCTACAATACACATTACTTGGCATATAATACAAACTTTGTTGCCAATGAAATGTATTTGGACACAGCACAGTTAAGATCAAGTGTTGCGTCATTGGCTAAATTAGTTGGTTACACTCCTAATTCTGCTAGAGCACCAATCGCTGATTTAAAATTAGTAATCAACGATGGTACAGGTTCCACAATTACAATTCCTGCTGGTACAAAATTTACTTCATCAATAGATGGTCTTACTTACACGTTTGTTTCTATTGCCGACAAAACAGTTCAACCTGTTGACGGAATTTATACAGCACAAAGTTTAAATGTTTATGAAGGAACATATGTAACTTATAATTACACATATGATAGTGCAGACATAGATCAAAGATTTTTAATTCCAAGTGATAGAGCTGATACTACAACAATTAAAGTTGTGGTACAAAATAGTTCTGCCGACACAACACAAAACACATACACTAGAGCAACTTCAATTACAGAATTAGATGGCACGTCAAAAGTTTTCTTTTTACAAGAAGCTGAAGATGGTCAATACGAAATATATTTTGGTGATGGTGTTATTGGTAAAAAATTAGATGACGGTAACATAATTAATATAAGTTATGTTGTAACAAATAAAACAGAAGCAAATGGTGCTACATCATTTTCTCTTTCTGGTTCTATTTCAGGATTTACAAACATTACTGTTACAGTTAATTCATCAGCACAAGGTGGCGCTGAACCTGAGTCATTACAAAGCATTAAGAAAAATGCTCCTGACTTTTATTCATCACAAGATAGAGCGGTAACAGTTGAAGATTATAAATTAAAGGTTAAACAACTTTATGCCAACACACAATCAGTAAGTGCTTGGGGTGGTGAAAATGCTGAAACTCCTTTTTATGGAAGAGTTTATATTTCTATTTTACCTACAAGTGGTTCTAATCTTACTGAAACAACAAAAGCAAGAATAGTATCAGACTTAAAAAAATATTCTGTTGCTTCAGTTACACCAGTAATTATTGATCCAGAAATTACAAATGTTCTTTTAACAACAACAGTTAAGTATGATGAAAAATCTACAGCTAAAGTTGCTGATACAATTAAATCAGATGTTATTACAACAATAACAAATTATAGTTTAAATACATTACAAAAGTTTGATACAATTTTTAGACATTCAAAACTTACAGGTTTAATTGACGATACAGATGAAAGTATCTTATCAAACATAACAACTGTTAGAATGAGAAAATCTTTTGTACCAACAATTGGTAGTTCTACAAAATATACAATTAACTTTGCAAATGCTTTATATAATCCACATTCTGGCCACGCTTCAACTGAAGGTGGTATATTATCATCAACAGGATTTAAAATAGATGGTGATACAACAAACGTTTGGCTCTTAGATGATGATGGACAAGGTAACGTAAGAAGATATAGAATGGATGGTTCTGTTAGATCATATGGTAATAGTACACAAGGTACAATAAATTATATAACAGGTGTTGTAGAAATTAATTCTTTAAATGTTTCAAATATAGAAAACGTTAGAGGTGCAGCTTCAACAGTTATTGAAGTTACAGTAAAACCAAATTCAAATGATTTAGTTCCAATAAGAAATCAAATATTAGAAATAGATGTTGCAAACAGTTCGGTCACAGTAGAGGCTGATACATTAGTTGGGGGTTCAGCAAACGCTGGTATTGGATATACCACGACTAGTAGTTATTAAATGAAATGGCCGACTTTAAAAATAAAATATCAAACCTTTTAAACTCACAAGTACCTGATTTTGTACTTGAAGATCATCCATTATTTTTAGATTTTGTAAAAGCATATTATCAATTATTAGAATCAGCAGAAATTACTTTAACAAACATTGGTGATCCAGATCATCTTCAATTAGATGGTGCAGCTAATCTAAACAACTTTTTACTATTAGATGGCACAAATGTAAATAAAGATGACTCTACTGATAGAATACTTTTAGAAGATACATCATATGGTGATTTTATAAATGGAGAGTTAATTACTGGTGCTACATCAGGTGCAACTGCTACAGTTTTAGTAGAAGACGTTGACGCAGGTTCTCGTTTATTTGTTACACATCAAAATAAATTTATAGAGGGTGAATTAATTACAGGTTCATCTTCAGGTGCTCAAGCCACAATAAAAAAATACAGAGCAAATCCTGTTCAAAATATACAACAACTTTTAGAATATGCTGATGTTGATAAAACTATTTCAGGTTTTTTAACTAAATTTAGAAATGCCTTTTTAACTTCTATACCTGATACACTTGATGACGATATTAATAAAAGAAATCTAATTAAAAACATTAAATCACTTTATCGTTCAAAAGGTACTAAACGTGCAAGTGAAATATTTTTTAAATTGTTATTTAATGAACAGGCAGAAATAAGATATCCAAAAGATAATATTTTAAGAGTATCAGATGGTAAATGGGATACAAAAAAGATATTACGTTGCTTAGAGATAGGAAATTCAGAAGCTACAAATCTTATAGGACAAACAATAACTCAAGCAGATGATCCAACAAGCCCATCTGTTAACGAAGCCACAGCTGTTGTTGAAGATGTATTTAAATTTATTATTGGTGGACAAGAAGTCGTAGAATTAGTTTTAGGTGACACATCAGTTAATGGTACTTTTATTGCTGGCCAAACTATTACAGGAACAGATAATACTGATTCAGACGTTATTGTATCTGTAACTGTTACAGGAATTATTGATAATAGAGTTATTACAAATGATGGTGCATTATATAATTCAGATGACGCTGTAGCGTTAACTGCTGGTGGTTCAGGTGCTTCTTTAAAAATAGGATCAGTAGGTTCAGGTTCAATACAGGAAATAATAGTTGATGATGGAGGAACTGGATATGAAGTTGGAGATGTTATCAATTTCAGTAATGGTAATGCTTTTGCAAAAGTTTCAGTAGTAAATGGTGGTGTAACTTTAGAAGATGGCACAGGAGATGGCCAATTAGTATTAGAAGAAGAAACAATGAGAGGTGACGCTTACTATGGCGATAAAGTAGTACAAGAATCTGGTAACAATGTAGGTGATATAACAGACGTTAGATTAATTAATGAAGGAAATGGATATACATCTTTACCTACATTATCAATAACTTCAAGTGCAGGAACTGGTGCAAAAGTTTTAGCATATGGTTCAGAAATAGGTCGTGCATTAACAATCAATGTAATAGAGGCTGGATATAATTATGAGGCTTCACCATCTCCAACAATTATTTTTCCAACATATCTTTTAATTACAGATATTGTAGGATCATTTACAGCTGGAGAAACAGTAACAGGTTTAGGATCAGATGGTTCTTCAACAATCACAGCAACAGTTGTGTCATTGAATACTAATACAAATGTTTTAAAATTATCAAATACAAATGGAACTTATGGAACAGACATAACAATAACAAGTTCTGGTGGTGCAACAGCTACAGTTAAAAGATTACAACAAGCAACTGGTACAATAGGTTACTCAGCAACTATCACTACTGATGGTGCATTTATAAATGAAGATGGCTGGGTATCAGAAACTACAATGAAGATACAAGACAGTTTATTGTATCAGGATTATTCATACATTATAAAAGTTGGAAGATCAATCAATGAATGGAGAGATAGTTACATTAAAACACTTCACTCAGCTGGATTTTATTTTCAAGGTGAGATTACAATTGAAACTCGATTAAATGCTCAAGTAAGAAGAGTCACTGGTATAAATTCTGGTATCACAGAAATTTTAAGATCAGTATTAACAAGATTATATTCTACAATAATTGGTAGAAGATTAGGGACACAAACTGATGGCACTTCACTAAGAGCAAATGCTAAAGCTGCTGTAGCAGCTGATATGGATACTGGCACAATTACACAATTTGACAAAACAACTAGAGATGTTACTTTAAAAACTCAACCAATTAGTATTGACTATGTAAGTAGAGTTAGAAGAAATTTATCTAACTCATCAGGTGATTTAGTAAATGTTAGACAAGGATTTGTTTACGCAGGACCTAGATTTGGAACAATAAACAAATATATAAACACAGTATTTGGTATAACAGCTAACAATTCTTTTAGTAGTAGTGGTATAACATTTCAAAGACTTAGTGAAATAAAAGTAAAAGGAACAAGAACATCTTTAGATGGTTCAAATGCAATCTTTTTAATGACTTCTAGTGCTGATGGAAGAAAACTTAAAACAAACTTTACAATTCCTGCACAGGTAGGTGATATTTCAAGTGATACTTTTGATGAAACAACAACAACTTTTGATAATACTAATTTAACAATGGATCAAGGATAACATATAAATAGTAAGAGAGAGTTATGGCAAAACAGACAATAAACATAGGAACAATCGCAAATGACGGCACAGGTTCAACACTTCGAGCCGCTGGTGATTTAATTAACGATAATTTTAATGAAATCTATTCATCTATTGGAGATGGT